TCATAGTTTAATCCCACTTAACCATAAGTCTTCACCTTTGCGCCAATATTGATAATACTTAGCTCTATGCTTGTAATAAGTTTTCCAGTGCATTCCTTTTGGTTTATCGGGAAAATCGGGAGTTATGTAGTCCTTTGCCTCATATTCAGGCACTATCTTTTGGGCTTCCTTAACTGCCTGCTCCCAGTAATAAACACAGTCGGTCTTACTTCGGTTTAATGTTCTATTATGAAATCCCAGACACTTACGACATGACAAGGCTTCGCGATGCCAATATAAGCTCGTTCTAGCCTCTCCACAGTTAGGGCAATATAAATAATATCGATAGCCTCCATAGTTTAATGACTGCCGTTTTAAGGTCGTTTCTTGCCCGTTATAAACCATAGTCAACTTATCCAAGTCTAGCCATACTCTAGCTTTGCCGTGTGCTATCTTCGCCTTGGTTAGGTTGCTAGCTTTGAGAACGTCTATAAACGCCTTTAATTCAATTTCTATCACTTTGACACCTCGCCTTATATATGGACAACCCAACTATTCAAGCAAATCAAGCAGTTCACCGTTTCGATAATTTTCAGCAAAAGCTAGGCAAGCAAGGTTAACTAGCTCTTGGAATCTTGTTCTAGCGTAACCCAATTCTTGACCGATAACCCAGTTTGGTGCTGGTGGGTGTTGTAAGAAACGGCGATAGATAATAATCCTGTAGCGTTCATCAACGATGTTTCTGTGTGCTTCCTCGATAGCTTCCAGCTCGTTCATGGCATCAATTCGCCTTACTGTCATGGTTTCAACAATGTTGCTAAGGTGATTGCTCTTAGAACGTGGCTCAAAGGTATAATTTGCCGTTATACGCTGTTCAGCGCTATCGTGTGCAATCTCTCGCCATCGTGGGTATTCTCGAAGTTTCTTTTTAGCGTTCTTAATTGTCTGCTTTTCATTGATTGCCATAAGTTTCGTGATATATCCTCTTTTTATACTAGTCAAAAGCGCTCAGATAACCCAAGCGCTTCATTTCTGTTCAATCTTCGGCTAGTATCCCACTGACTGCCATATCTCGGATAAACTGGCTTTCTATCTCTGCTGGTAGCTCTAACAAATCTAGTAAATCACCTAGTGCCTGTTTGTCTGTGCTGGCAATCATTTTCTTTAAGGTGTTTTCGTATTGCTGTTCTAAATAGTCGCAAAATGCCAATCTTTGGGCTTGTGTCGGTGTGGCATTCAAAGCCATATAACAAGCTTCAGTTATCTGTGAGAATAGTTTAGCACGCGCTTCTGGGTGCTTATGCAGTTCATAAATGTTCAGACTGGTATCCTCTGCTTGTAACTTTTTAGCTATTTCCATTAGTTTAGGAATATTGCTAGGGTAAATAGGTGTATCATCAGCCATATAATTTAAGTGGTGCTGTTCAAGTTCCAGTCTTTCTTTTTCCGCTTGTTCTAGGTAGTGGTTTTCAGTCATTTTTAGTCTCTCTTTCTTGTTTATAGAAAAGCTAATAGTTTTCCGTTTTTGTAGATTGCTGCGAACTCCAGTAGTGCATCGTCAAGATCACGATAAAAGGCACTTTCAGAACGTCCTAAGTCGTAATAGAGCTCTATGTTACTTTTCTTGACTGGTATGCAGTATTTTTCAACTAAGATTGTCTTTAGTTTCTTGGGTTGAATTTTTTCGATTGCCTCTCTCATGCAGTCCCGTTCTAGCTCAGCAATGAATTTTCTGTTTTGTCGAGTATTTTCAAGAGCTGAAATATCGGTGTTTAAGGCGTTATTACTTGTTCTATTCGTGTTAGGATTGTAGGGGCTGCCTGCTATCCTTTCCATACGTCTATAAACATTAAGCAGACTTTTAGCGTTGTTTATAGTTTGTCGTTTATCAAGCTCAGCGCTTAATGCTCTGGCCTTATTAAAATCTTTAACGCCATTACATATACGCTCAAAAGCGTTGTCAAGGCTTTGTTCTGCCTCATATTCAACGCTTAGCATATACTTTTTAGATCTTGGGGTACTGTTTTTTAAAGTGATACTAATCATGGGTTGCTCATACAAGCCCGATATAAAGCCATGAATGGCAGTAGCGGCAGTATCTGCTTGATAGTAGTCAGTGAGCTCTTTCGAGAAAGTAAAGTCCATTTAAGCACCTCTTTTTCTAGCTCTTTTGTTTCAAGGCGCTAATATTATAGCGTTTATCTTTGATGCCAAAGACCTTGAAAGTGTTACCCTCAAGCCCTTTCAAAATTCTGCTTGTATTACGCTCATTATAAACCTTTCTAAGCTCATCGCCGCTTAGATTAGTGTTGATGATCGTAGTATCTCGGTTATTGAGAATATCAAACAGAAAATCTTGCTCCCAGTCGCCTTTTGACTTAATCTCAGCGTTCTTTGCACCTAGGTCATCCAGTATCAGATAATCAACGCTTGTCATAAGGTTTAACGCCTCATGCTCTGTTAAGCTAGCATGGCGGCCATAATTCCAACCGTTTTTGATTTCCTTGATGATTTCGGTAAGGCTGATAAACAAGACACTCTTGGGCTCATTCTTAGCACGATAGCCCTCGTTAATTGCCTTGGCCATAGCGTAAGATAGGTGGCTCTTTCCTACTCCAGTACTGCCCGTTATAAGCGTATTTCCTGCCATGCCGTCAAGATACTTTTTAGCTTGTCCTTTAGCAAACTCTAAGAGTTGCTTTTCCTCTGGTGTTTCAGCGATAAAGTTATCAAAGGTTGCTGCTTTCAGCTCCTTTGGAACAGTGCTTTTACTTTCGAGGATATTATAAGTTTTGAGATATAAACCTTGGTTTTGGCTTTTCTCAATCTCGGACAGTTCCTTTTGAGAAATGCCCTCTTTGACACAAACGGGACAATAAGGCTTTGGATGTCGAGGTTTATTCTCGCCTGCAATTAAAACCGCTTTATTAAGCTGCAGATAATGGACGTTGTGGACGGGACAAACCTCATCCAGTGTTACTACTCTTTTAGACATTTCAAGATAATCAGGCTTTTCAATAGCCGTCTCTGTTTCTTTAGTCATAGATACCCCCTTTAAAATGGCAGTGGTGGAAAGTTACTTGTTAGCGTTTCTTCTTTTTCCTTTTTGTTGCGGTTCGCTTTTGAGTTGCGAACTAAGTCAACGGTTAGTAAGTTATCTTGCTTCCAGCGTGCAAGAATAGCCTTGATATATGCAAAGTTTACCTTGCCTTGGTTGACGGCTTCTTTTAGTGCCTCATAGATCAAGTCAGCGTTAAACTCGTCTAGCATATAGCCTAATTCTTGTTGCTGAATAGCTGATAAAGGTCGCCCGCTTTCTTGTTCAAAGCTATTATAGAGATTGATAAACTCTTGGCTAAAAATAGGGGCGGTGGTAGTGGTGGTTTTTTCTTCTTCCTCTACCTCTTTTTCTAACTCTTTCTCTATCTCTTTCTCTGTTGGACACTGGTTGGACACTCGTTGGACATTGTCCAAATTGGTTGGAATTTGTCCAACTTTACGATTTTCTCGCTTATATCGTGCCCAGTTTGTTTCTTGTTCAAGTAAGGCTTCAGCTTGAGGAAACTTAGCATTTCCGTCTGTGTCAATTTGGATGAGACCGCATTTTGTAAAATAAGACAATGTCATGTTAATATCGTCCTCACTAACGTCCAACTTAAGCGCTAACTCTTGAAATAAGCTTTCAAAGTAACCCTCATAATACAAGATGCAATCAGTTTCTAGGCTTTCAAGCATGAGCCTAATATAGATCACGGTCATAGCATAACCGCCATTTACACTTTTTAGACGTTTGATAAATAAGTTATCAAAGAACTTTTTATCAAATTTGAGCCAAAAATAAACTTTAGTCTTGGTCTTAGTCTTAGCCATTTTCCACCCCCAAAAATGCTAAAATGTCACTGATTCGATAATAAACCTTGCGCGTGTCTTCTACTGGTGGCTGATAGCGTTTAAGCCCTGCCTCTTCCCAACGTCTTAGGGTATTATATTTAAGACCTAGCTCATCCATAGCTTGCTGGGCAGTGATTAACCCTAACTGGTGTTTATCGAGCTTAGAATAGCCCTCTAGAGCTTTATCTAGTACCGATATAACCCCTTGGGCAAGCTCTTTTTGGTATTCTTCACTTAGAACTTGCATATTAGCCCCTTTCTAGTGATTTCTCGTATGCAGTCACGTCTTCGATAGACTTTAAAATGTCTAATCTTTTCTGTTCATTCTTGACTTGGTTTTCAAGAGATCTAAGCCCCTCTAATAGTTCCTCTCTGGTCTCTGCGATATAGTAACCACTACGGATACCAACCCTAACACCAATGATAGGAACACCATAGCGAATAACTAGGTTACTGATTGCACTAGATATTAGACGGGAGTTGTAACCCGTGATGGTGGCTATTTCTCCACCAGTCGTGGCGTTAGCACGTCCTTTCTTTAGGATTGCTAAGACTGCCATTTCTGCCTCTTGTAGTCTATTTCTTTTCATTTACACCTCTTTCTTGACTGCTTACCATAATTTGCCCATTCATCCACATATCAGTGACGATCATTAAAAACTCAAGCACACTTTCTAACTCCCTGTGCTCTTCTGGTGGGGAACAATCAAATTTATTTTCTAGGGAAAAATCTAGCATAGTTTGGAAAGCCTCATCTAACCACTGACCAAAGTGTTCAGCTCGTAATTTTGCAAAGTCAAAGTTTTTGTTCGTTGTCATTGTCTGCCTCTTTCTAGTTGTATTGTTTTCTCTGCTATACAAGCTAAGTTCTCTATAGATTGTTGTTGTGTTTTAATGATATCCAGTAGTTGCTTAATGATCTCGACAATTTCCGGAACAACGTCCGTATCCGTATCTTCCATATCCGTAATTGTAACTAGAGTTGTGCTTAGTGTTTCTAGCTCTTTATTCCGTCCAAAAAGGTCAATAATTTCAGTCATAGCACGCGCCTTTCTAGTTGTTATACTTGCCTTGTGATTGAATATAAGCCCCGTAACGTGAGCCTACGTTGCGCGTGGTGTTATCTGTCACGGTGTCGGTTTTATGCTCTATATCAAGCTGAAAATAGCTTTTCTTAAGCCATAAAACGGTTAGGGCAAGGATTAAAATGATAGCTAGGACAATAAACTGGCTAGCTGATAAATTCAATTCAGTAGCCATGGCTACTCTCCTTCCCCCTCTGCCTCGTATGCTCGCAATTCCTCTGGGCTGTCGCAAGAGATTACCGCCTGTGTATTGGTCAAATCTAATTCATTTATGTTATGCCCTCGCTTGATAATTCTTGATAAATTCCACTTGTTTTTCACGTTTCATCTTCAGGTATTCGTCTACCTCCTCGGTGCTTACTTTTCGGTCTACAAAATCAGCAATAAACTGAAAGAGGTTGGGGCATTCCTCCTTGATTTCAGTCATTACTTCATCAAATTCTGCTTGTGTCATGTTGTCTAAGTCTAGTGTCATTGCATTGCCTCCTCAAACTTCTCTATAAGACAACTTTTATTTGCTTTCTGAGTTCCATTTTTAGAGTTAAAAAGAATATCTTTTAAGGTTACAGTAGCCTCTAAATACTCCTTTTCAGCATGCTCAATATACGCCTGTTGATCTGCTTCGTTGTCAAAAAAGTGCTTAGCTTGGCGTTTAAAGAATGCTTTTCGCATAGCGTCCACTTCAAAAATACCAGGGGCGAAACAGACCCCCGTAGTGCTTTTAGAAACTGCCTCGATTTTATGGCTGTCATTCAATTCAGGAAGTTCAATCCAAAGTAAACGGGATAATTCTTCTTTGATAAACTTTGTCTGATTTGCCAATAACGAAAGTCTACTGAGCCCATTTTTTTCGCCAATCTCTTGCATTTCTGCGCTAATTCTGTCTATATGTCTAGTTAAATTCTCGTATGTTGTTTCTGTCATGATTTTTACCTCTGTTTCTGTGTTTGTGTAATTGCCTTGATGGCCTTTTAATTGTCGTTTCTTATACAGGATTGACACCACTCCAAACGCTGGGCGATTGCCCCAAGTTGGCGAACGCTTGGAAGCGGTGTCCAGTTTAAAGAGTTGGCGCTCTCCGTATGGTCAAATTGCCCTAAATATGCTATAATCTAGGTATAAATCGTTACTAAAACCTCTTTGATAATAGCTTGCCTGCTTTGTTAAATTCGTTTTAGTGTTAGTGTGAAAGGCTCTGCGGTGTGGTTATTGCTAAGCCTTTTTTGTTGAAATCACGCGCTTCTTTGGCGTGTTTTTTTATTTCTGAATGCCATAGCTTTGATTTCCTGATAACTCATATTCAAGCTAATCATGGCTATTACCATATCCTCAAATGCTTGGTATTGCTCCAGCTCGTCACTTGTCAAGCTATCAATGCCATTGTAGCCCCCACGGCTTTTTACTAACTGCTTAGCGTTCATGTCAGTTACTGCTTTTAGTAGCAGGTTGTTCATGGTGCTATGCGCGTGCTTGGGTTTTGCCTCCCATGTCTCTATACTGTCATGCAAGGTTTTTCTTTTCGGCTTTTCTAGCGCCCTCTGCATACGAAACTTAGAAAGTTCCTCACGCATTTCAAAGAAGGCTTTTACTAGGTTCATTTTGAACCGCCGTACAGGTTCGGTATTCTTTAGATAAGTGATCAGCAAGGTTGCCTGTTGTTCATTTAGACGATAGATTTTCATTGGTCGCCCTCGCCCGTCTAATTTACGGATTTCAAATCCGATTATTCCGTAGCTTTCAAAATCCTCTTGATGATTTCTTATTAAGCTTTGCACTGTATCATGTTTAACTTCAGCGCATTCTGCGATAATCTCGCTTGTTGTATACGGCTCTTTCTTGCCGTCCATGTAGACTAGTTCCATTGTGGTTCTACCTCCTGCATGAATCGGGTTAGCTTGCTTGTCAGACGGCTCTTATCGTCCATATTTTGAGCCTCTGCAATGGCTTTGGCTAGTGTATCGATATAATACCACTCTGCCTCTGCCAACGTGTCAGGGGCTTTTATAGTGGTCTGTGCTTCTTCCACCAATTCCCCAGCTATGTAGTAGCCATTTAGTCGGATTTCTTTCAGAATGTGCTTGACAACTTTTTTAAACTCTTTTGCTAGTGGTTTGCGTGACTGCGATAAAACTTCATAGACTCCGAACTCTGTCAGCATATTCATTTCTCTTTTTTGACCTGCCCTAGATATTACATAGGTCAGCTTTTCATCATCATTTACCCGTTTTAGTAAATCTGTGGTGTTTTGGATTTCAATCATCTCAGCAACCTCTACCGCTACAAATAACGGATTTTGAATGTCTCCATCAACATCAAAATATTTAGATCCGAATCGTTGAGTTGTTACAACTTCCAAAACTTCCTTGTTCAGCCCATGAGTGGTGCGCATTTCATCAATGACCCTCGTGTAGTTCCTCTTCATTGCTTGCCTGCCTTTCTTAATCTTCTGGTGTTAGTAGTTCATCAATAGAAACACCTAGATAGTTAGCAACCTTTAGCAAGGTTTCAATATCTGGGCGCTTAGTACGCTCGTAGTACAAAGCTATCAGAGTGCTTTTTGCGATACTTGTCGCCTTGTGTACGTCTGAAACCTTTTTTCGTTGTTTCGCTAAAAGAACACGAAAATTATTTTTCATATCCCCAACCCTCCTTTTTTGTATTTTTTGGAAAAATTGAAGCGTTAACGCTAAAATTATACCTCTGATTATACACTATATTTTTATCGTGTCAAGTAAAATAATAAAAAAACTTGAGAAATTTTAGCGCATAGGCTAAAATATTTTCAAGGAGGAGTTTTCTTATGCTTCGTAATAATTTAGCTAAATTGATGATTGATAGAGGTATCTCGGCAACTCAATTATTTAATGACACTGGTATAGCACGCTCTACCATTTCAAAAATTTCAAATAATAATACAGAAAATAAGCTTACAAACCATTGATAAAATTTGTAATTATCTAGAGGTTAGCCCTTCAGATTTTTTTGATTTTTGGCCTTATGATGTTAAGGTGCAGTGTGGTTTTATTAATTTTGATTCTCTAGCGGAAGTAAAAGAGAAATGGAAGGCAATATCAGACTTTAGAGAACCTGCTTTTCTATTAATTGAATTTACTAGAGGTAAAAATATAAAAAAAATTCTTGAGTATAGATTTAATTACATAGAAGAATATGAACCAGGTATTCCATTTAACGATGGATATTTAGATAGTATTGTTCTCGACAATTCACCGTCAGAAACGAGTATTTTTGATAACATGCCTGTTCAATTTCAAAATGAATTAGTTGAAGAAGTAAAAGAAAAACTATCTGAAACTTTTGAAGTTCCACCATTTTCACCAACGATAGAGAATTTGGATTTGTCCACCCTCAGCGGTCTGTTCTAAACCCACGCGCCACAATATTCAACAATCCTGAAGCGCGTGGAATTTACTTAGAAAATAAAAAATAGTTGATTTAACAACGTTTTTAGCCTACTTGGAATTTACTTGGAAAATAGAGATTCAGATAGCATTTTTAAACAGTTATGTATATAGAATCAAAAAGTATCTTAAAACTGGTGAAGGGGCTTCTGATATCATTTCTAATCTTAAGGAAAAGTCTAGAAGAATTAGAAATGATGATTAGTTTCTTAACTTCAGTATATATAGAAAGGAAAACAGATGGAACCTGATGAATATCTAAAATCTAGACTGGATAATCAAATTGATTGGTATGATACAAAAAGTCAACACCATCAAAAATGGTTTAAAATTTTAAAGTATGCAGAAGTGCTGATGGGATTCTTAATCCCTCTATTAGCAATTTGCAAGCCAATAAATTTTGAACTTTGGTCGGCTGTATTTGCTGGTTCAATGTTGCTTTGTGAAAGCTTTATATCTATATCGAAGCATCATGATAATTGGATTGATTACCGTAGAACAACCGAATCTTTAAAACATGAAAAATATATGTTTTTAACAGGAACTGGTGTCTATAAAAATGAAAATGATAGCTTCGCTTTGCTTGTCGAACGTTGCGAAACTATCATTTCAAGCGAAAATATAAATTGGGCTAACTTGCAAACGGACACTATTCAACGAAAGGACAAACAATGAACACGCATAAATGTTTTATATCTTTTAAAACTCATGATATGGAGTTCAAAAAATATATACAGGAAAATTTAGCCGTGGATATGATTGACAAGTCTCTAAACGAACCTATTGATTCGCAAGATGAAGACTATATCATGCGAAAAATACGAGAAGATTATCTAAAAGATTCTACAGTTACTATTCATCTTATCGGTTCCGAAAGTTCCGAGAATAACTATTGTCAAAATCAGAACTACATCAAAAGAGAATTGCAAGCCTCGCTATCGGACACTTCAGCAGGTAAAAGAAATGGAATTTTAGGAGTAGTTTTACCTTCGATGTATGATCGTATTTATATAGGAGAGCAGACATGTTCTACTTGTTTTAAAAATCATAATGTAGTCGAAATAAATGAAGATACTACTGTTAAAGAGTTTAGTTATAATTTTTATCTCCCTCTTGATAACGACAAACATGTATGGAGCGAAGAAGATCGGTATTGTATATTAGTTAAATGGGATGATTTTAAAAAGAACCCCAATAGATACATTGATCTAGCTTTTGATAAAAGATCGTCTGATATTGTCAAAAAAATAAAGGTTAGACCTTAAAAATCTAACCTCAAATAACTTCATAAGTTTTCTCAAAAATATCTGGTTTGACAGGATATTTTTCACCATATACGCCTGTGACAATCCAATCTCCCGGAGAAGCCTTCATGACTCCTTCTAAAGTGTCGATATACATTTCTGTATCAATTTGAATAGCATCTACTATTACAGGAAGCTTACGAACTTTAACCATGCTTTCTCCTCTATTTTTTTCATTATTGTAGCATAAAAATTAGTATTTCCAAAATTGGAACAACTGAGCATCTCAATTAGTATGGGGCCTAGATTTTGATTTTGCAATTTCTACATGTTCGATATTGATTAAACGTCATATTAACCCCATATCCGCCTTGTTTCTAACTCTGGTATTATTTACCGTCTGACTAGTTAAAATCGAAAATAAGGGGGGGCTCGTAGCCCCTAGCATGATACAAAACCTTTTTGATAATAGCTTGCCTGCTGATGTTTAGAAAGGTTTATCATGGAAATTAACGAGATAAAGAAAAAAGACGGGTCAACCGTCTATCGTGCTAATGTATATCTTGGTGTTGATGTAATCACTGGTAAGAAAGTTACAACCAAAGTAACCGCTAGGACAAAGAAAGAACTCAAGACCAAAGCCCAACAAGCGCAATTTGATTTTAAAGCTAATGGATCAACACGCTTTAAGGCTAGCACTATCACAACATATAAAGAACTAGCTCTTTTATGGTGGGATAGCTATAAGGATACTGTAAAACCTAACACCCAAGATAATGTTTACAAGATTTTAAATAACCATATCTTGCCTTTGTTTGGCAGTTTTAAACTAGATAAGCTAACAACTCCACTAATACAGTCGATTATCAATAAGGTTGCTAATAAGACCAACAAAGGAGAAACGGGGGCTTATCTCTATTATGACAAGATACACGCGCTTAACAAGCGTATTTTACAGTATGGCGTAGTCATGCAAGCTATACCGTTTAACCCTGCGCGTGAGGTTATTCTCCCTAGAAATATCCAAAAAGCAAAGCGACAAAAGGTTAAGCACTTTAACAACGAGGAACTAAGACAATTCATTGATTACTTAGATAGCCTAGATAGTAATAGATACCGTTATTACTATGAAACCGTGCTATATAAGTTCTTACTTGCCACTGGTTGCCGTATTAACGAGGCTTTGGCTCTCTCATGGTCTGATATTGACCTTGATAACTCGGTTGTCCATATCACCAAGACTTTAAACTATAAACAAGAGGTAAACAGTCCTAAGTCAAAAGCTAGTTACCGAGATATCGACATAGATCAGCAAACCGCAACCATGCTGAAAAGATACCAACGCAAGCAAACTCAAGAGGCTTGGAAACTAGGTAGGACTGAAACAGTGGTATTCTCTGATTTCATCAATGCCTACCCAAATTATAAAGCAGTATCGAGTCGACTTAGGACGCATTTCAAAAAAGCTGGGGTAAATAACATAGGTTTCCACGGTTTTCGACATACTCATGCCAGTTTGCTCCTTAATTCGGGTATTCCTTATAAGGAGTTGCAACACCGTCTAGGACATTCTACTCTTTCAATGACTATGGACACATACAGTCACTTATCAAAAGAGAACGCTAAAAAAGCGACGTCATTTTATGAGAAAGCACTAAAATCTATCTAA